GCGGCTGTATTAAATCAAGAGCAGATAGCGGATTATTTTGGTATTGATGCCGATACTTTTGCTGCAATAAAGAAAAGAGATCCAGAGGTTTTTCGGTCTTATAAAAGAGGCAAGGCAAAAGCGATTGGCTCTATAGGTGGCAACTTAATTGGTCAAGCAAAAGCAGGTAACGTATCAGCCGCTATATTTTACCTAAAAACACAGGCAGGATGGTCAGAAGCTAAAGCTGAAAACGAGCAAGAGTCACCACCCATTAGTATTTCATTTAATGTAAATGAGCCAGTTAAAGATATCAAAGTGACTAATGCTAGAACTTAGCGCACCTCAAAATGTGTTTTTAAATAAGTTAGACACTAAGTACAAGGCGTATGTTGGCGGCTTTGGCTCTGGCAAGACGTACATAGGCTGTGTTGACCAGCTATTATTTGCATCACGAAATCCTAGGACTATACAGGGTTACTTTGCGCCTACTTACCCTGCTATCCGAGATATTTATTTTCCTACATTTGAAGAAGCCGCAAACAATTTAGGTTTTACAGTAGACATTAAAGAGTCAAACAAAGAGATACACATATACAGGGCTGGCGCATATTACGGAACGGTTATCTGTCGGTCAATGGATAAACCCAGTTCTATCATAGGTTTTAAGATAGCTAGGGCGCTGGTAGATGAAATAGATACACTGCCTAAGTCTAAAGCCAATCAGGCGTGGAATAAAATAGTTGCTAGGCTTAGACTGGTAATCCCTGGGGTAGAAAATACTATTGGAGTAACTACAACTCCAGAAGGTTTTCTATTTGTTTATGATAGATTCGCGCTAAACCCTACGGAAAGCTATTCCATGGTGCAGGCTTCCACTTATGAAAATGAGAAATTTTTACCACCCGATTATATAAGCAGCTTAAAAGAAACCTACCCTGATGAATTAATTAGCGCATATTTGATGGGTGAGTTTGTAAACTTAAAGTCAGGAACTGTCTATAATGGATATGACAGGGTAAGGTGCAGAAGCATGGAAAGCATACAAGAAAAAGAGCCTGTACACATCGGCATGGACTTTAACGTAACAAACATGTCGGCGGTTATTTATGTGTTAAGAGATAAGGTGTACCACGCAATAGACGAATTAAAAGGCGTTTATGATACACCTTCAATCATTGAAATAATTAAAGAAAGATTTGCCGAGCACCACATTAGCATTTATCCAGATGCTTCCGGTAGGGCAAGAAAATCAGTAAATGCTTCCACTTCCGATATTGCCTTACTTGAGCAGGCTGGCTTTTCAGTTTATGCTAATTCAAGAAATCCATTAGTAAAGGATAGGGTAATGAGCGCGAACAAGGCATTTCAAAATGGGCAGGTAATGGTCAATGACGATTTATGCCCTGAAACAGCTAGGTGTTTAGAGCATTTAACCTATGATAACAATGGTGAACCAGACAAAAAATCAAATATAGACCACCTTCCAGATGCGGCTACTTATACTATCGCATACCTACTACCAATATCTAAGCCAATGCTAGATATCAATGTGAGATTTTAATTATGCCAGTTGAAAGCCAACACCATCAATATGAATACTGTGTTTCTAAATGGAAACTTGTTAGAGACTGCATGGCTGGCGCAAAAGCCATTCGTGAAGCGGGCGAAGTTTACCTGCCAAATCCCAATCCTAATAATTCAGATTCTATCAGCCGCTACAAGACCTACGTTCAGCGCGCTATCTTTACCAATGTAATTAAGCCAACGAATGATTCTATGGTTGGAATGGCCTTTCGTAAAGCTCCGGCTGCTGATATACCACCTCAAATTGACTATATTATTGAGAACGCAACTGGTGACGGTGTGACACTGGAGCAGTTAGCCAAAAACACCGTTTCTAATTTATTACAGACGGGCAGGTATGGTTTGTTAACTGATTATCCATCTGTAGATGAAGGCCTTAGTGACTCTGCTGTAAGAGGATTGGAGTTACAAGCAAATATAAACACATATATAGCAGAGTCTATTATTAACTGGAAAACTCAACCTGTAGGCGGAAAAGACACCCTAACAATGGTTGTTTTAAAAGAGGACTACCATGAAGAAATAGACCAGTTTGAATATGGTGTAAATGTTCAGTACAGAGTTCTGTCTCTAGAAGATGGCTTGTATGTAATAAGAATTTATAGGGAAAATGAGATTGTATCTATAGCAGAACCGCGCGATTCAAGCGGTAGCAGATTAAACTTTATTCCCTTTGTTATGGCTGGCGCTTACTCTAACGACCCTGCGGTAGATGATGCTGCGCTTTATGACATGGCAGAAATAAATATTGGTCACTATCGCAACAGCGCGGACAAAGAGGAAGGGCTGTTTTTGCATGGACAACCGATGCTCCATCTGGACATAGGGGACACCAACTCAAACGAGTGGCGGGAGCTTAACCCTAACGGTGTCGAGGTTGGCGCTAGGCGGGGTTTAATTACGTCAGGCGGGGGTAGTGCCACCTTACTACAGACAATGGCTAACGATGCAGTGAGCGTAGAAATGCGTGAGAAATTAAAGGAGATGGTAGCTATTGGTGCGAGGTTAGTTGACCAAGGTGGTCAAGCGGAAACCGCAACTGCTGCAATGATTCGCCATTCTAGCACTAACAGCGTACTGACAAACGTCGTGCAAAACGCATCATCAGCAATAGTAACCTCGCTGAATTGGGCTGGTCTATTTATGGGTGCAACCGAAGAAGCCACATATGATATTAATGACGATTTTTATGATAAAAGTTTAGATGCAACGCAAGTCATGGCTGCTATCCAGTTATATGATAGAGGCGTTATTGCTAAACAAGATTTGCAGGAAAATGCTAGAAATACTGGCATGATAGACCCTACAAGAACAAATGAAGATATAGATGCAGATTCAGAAGATACTAGCCCGCTAGATGAGTAGCAGACAAAAACTTATTGATGCTGTAACGCTCCGACAAATACTTATTGAAAGGTATTCTAGGGGCGAAGCTAAATCACTGTCCAAAGTTTTGACCAAGATGGACAAAGCTATTGCAAAAATTGTGGGCAGTAAGTTTGGCAAAACAAGGTCAATATTTTTAAGCAGACAGGTTGAAAAACTAGCGCAATCATTTCTCAAAGATTATACTGATGATATGTTAAAAGGGCTTGAGTCTTTTACCTTAAAAGAAGCCAAGTATGCTGAGAGTTTATTGTTGGCGGGTACTGCGGCTGCTGTAATTAAAAAAGCACCTATTGCTGTGCTAAAAAAAGCTGTCAGACAAAGACCAATGGAGCTTCTAATTGATGGCAGTATTAAAAAGGTAACTATAGAGCAGGCTATTAAGCAATTTTCTAAGAACCAGTCTAAGAGAATAGGTCAGATAATAAAAGACGGCGCAAACAGTGGCGCAACATCGACACAAATGGTTAGAGATATCAAGGATATAGTGAGAACCAGAACAACTACCCAAGCTGCCGCGTTAGTCAGAACAACCACCAATCACATGTCGACAGTAGCTATGGAAGAGGCATTCTCTAACAATGATGATCTTTTAGACGGATGGCAATGGGTAGCTGTGCTAGATTCAAGAACCTCACTTACTTGCGCTGGGCTAGATGGTAAAAAATTTACATTAAAAAGCGACCAGTCAAAACCACCTATCCATTGGGGATGCCGCAGTCGCTGGATACCAATGGTTAAATCTGAGTTTGATTTAGGTTCGGAAGTAGACGGAGAAAGAGCATCCATAGATGGTCCACAACCATCCAACACAACTTATGGAGGCTGGTTAGGAAGGCAAAACAAAGGTGTGCAAAACGAGGTGCTTGGTTCAACTAGAGCTAAGCTGTTCAGAAGTGGTAAGCTATCCATTGGAAAGTTTACGGACAGGAAAGGAAACGTCTTAACACTTGACCAATTAGCACAAAGAAATTCATTATAGGTAATTCGTAACCGTGTATGCGGTTTTTTTAAAATTCAGTCGGTGACTGTTTTCCCTGTGGGAGTATTAATATGGAACTTGAAGAAGCGTTAAAACTTATCGAAGAACAAAAGTCAGCAATAGAGTCTAGCAGTTTAGAATTTGCAGCAATAAAAGCTAAGAATGAAGAGTTGTTGGGCGAGACTAAAAAGGCGAAACAAAAAGCAAAAGATGAAGCTGAATTATTGGCTAAATCTCAGGCTGAAAAAGCATTAAAAGAAAATGACCACGAACAGCTTTTGACTATTGAGAAATCAAGGTCTGAGAAGTTAATGGCAGACCTAAACGCTAAAGAAAGCGCGTTGAACGCGGCTATTCAAAGTTTTGAGCAGTCCACGCATCAACGTGACGTTAATAGCTATGGTGTATCCTTTAATCCTGTTTCTGAATTTGCCTTAAATGACTTAACTGCTCGGCTTGCAAACAGAACCAAGATAGTAGATGGTTCTATGCGTGTACTAGACAAGTCAGGCGACCTGACGGCTCTATCGTTAGATGATTTAAAATCGGAAGTACTCGCTAGTGGCGAGATCTCTCATTTGGTCAAGGGAAATCAGTCAAGCGGCGGTGATTCAACAGGTGGATCACAAACTGCTCACAATCCAGCTATGACTAGCGTGCAAAAAATTGCATCTGGTCTAGCCAAACTTTAAAAAGGTAACACTAACATGGCTACACAAACGCTCGTTGAAGCAAAAAAATTAATTAACAATGAAATCGTCGCAGGTGTTGCGGAAGATATCATAACCACAAATCCTATCTTTCTGTCTATGCCTTACACTGGCTACGACGGTCAAGCAATGCTTATTAACCGTGAAAATGCG